TAGATCGCAAAACAGATTTCTTAGTAATAGATTCATCTGAACAATTTAAGAGTTGTGTTGTACAATTAGCTATTGAAAATATTAGAGATATAGAAGTATTATAATTTTCAAATTGGAGGCATTAGTATGATATATAGATTTTCATTCATATTCATACAATTATTCATAATAATATTCTGTAGTTTAAATATGATAATTCGTTTTCACTATGTTAGACATGGTTCAAATATTAGATATAAACTATTTAATTTACTTAAAGCAATATTATCATTATATGTAATATCTTTGGCAGTAACTACTAATTCTATTTTACTATTATTAGTATTGCTGTTATTTACTGAAGGATTAATAATATTAAATAAGTTTTAATAAATAAGAGTTCAACTTAAATGTTGAACTCTTATATTTTTTATATCTTAACAATTTAATAATGGAAGGAGATGATCAAAACAATGTATGATATTCCTAAGTTTTTAAAAAGAGATGGAGAAGCTTTATTATTTAATACTTCAGGAGAACTAATTTACTATGTTCCTGAGGTATATTTTGAAAAAGGTATTGCTGAAGTTATCGGTGAATTTGTAAGCTTATTAGGTGTATTTGATTATGCAATATTTGATGAAAATGGAAAATCATCTGGATTAAAACCTTTTAATTTTCCTACAATATTCTTATGTAGCCCATATACAATTGAGAAACAAAAAGATTTACAATTAACTAAATATTCTGAACCACAAGATTATAGATTATTGAAATTCAAAAAAGACGATAAAGTAGTAGTTTCTGTAAAAGTTCCAAAATCTGTTGAAAATGCTGAAGAATTTTTCAGATTATTTAATACTGGAAAATTACCTACCACAATACCATATGATGAACTTCATAGATATTTTATTGAAAATATAAGATTAAATGGAGAAAATTATGGTATAACTATGCAAGCATTTGGAATGTTAATATCTGAAGTTTGTAGAGATCCAAAAAATAAACAAAAATTATTTAGACATACAGATATTAAAGATATGACTAATTATACTACAATAAATATAAAACAGATACCTAAAATGGTAAGTCCATTCACATCTATTACTAGTGAAAATTGGGATGAGGCTGTAGTAAATGCAATAAGTAATAAAAACGATAAGTATTCACCATTGGAAGTGTTATTCACTAAGTAAGAAAAATAACATATGAATAAAGCATTAATAACTTTAAAAAGTAATATTATTAAAGGAGGTAAAAATAATATGATCCCAACTACGATATTTGAAGTGATCGATAACTCTAAATCAGTGGAAGTTAAAGCCCAAACAACACATAAACCACTGTTTTTAACAGTAATAAGTTCTGATAAAGGACCTGAAGATTTAAGAATAGTCGATTCTGCAGATATGTTCTACAAATTATATGGTAAGGATATATCTTTTGCAAGACATGGACAACCATTATTACAAGCAGCTAATATAGTTGATAATGGTGGAAGTTTATTAGTAAAGAGAGTTGTTGCAGACGATTCAGCATTAGCTAATATTGCTGTTGTTGCAAAACTATCAAAGACTCAAGTTCAAAAAACAGATGCTAAGGGTAGACCAATTTATCAAACTCCTTCAGGAGATGAAACTACTGTAGCAGATGGTAATACTCCAGTAATGATAGATTGCTGTAAGATTAAATATGAATGCAAATCTGTATCTGGTGTTAAAACAATTCAAGCTGCAGCAGCAACTATAAATAGTATGTTGAACGATGCTGATGACAATGGTGGAACATATCCATTATTTGTTATTGCAGACAATGGTAGAGGTTCTAGTCATAAGAAATTTAGAATTTCTCCATTATATGATGATAGTAAATATCTTAACTATATAAGATATTCATTAGAAATTATAGAAAATGATGAGATTATAGAAACTCTTACATTCTCACTAAATCCAATTATAGTTGAAAATGGTACGAATAAATCTCTTCAAAACGTTGTATCTTTAAGCTCAAATCAGGTTACAGCAATTTCATTTGATGATAATTATGAGCTATTTGTTAATCAGATTGCAAGTATAGCTGGAACAACAGCTGAATACTGTAAAGCTTCAGATTTACTATTTGGAAAAGAAGTAAATTTAATTGATTTGAACAATATTCAAGTTGATCCTACAGGATTTAATCTATCCTATATCTATGGTATATCTTTAGATAATGGCAGTGATGGCTCATTCGGTATAGCTCCTTTTGGAACTCTTGAATGGGAAAAAAGAGTAGTAGAAGTATTTGATGGTTCTTTTAGTGACGACATTTATGATGTTGACAAATACAAAATAGATGCAATTGTAGATGCAAACTATCCAAGTCCAGTTAAACGTGCTATCGAAAATTTAGTAGCATTTAGAGAAGACCTTTCCTACTTTAGAGATTTAGGATTAGGACTTTCTACATTAGATGAAATCTTAGCTGCTAATGAAGAAGTATTTAAAAACAAGTACTGCTTCACTTATGGTGTATCATATGATATTATTGACCCATATACTAAGAAGCAAATACCTGTTACAATAGGCTATAGCATAGCTAGATTACTTATAAATCATTTTAACAGTGGTAGAGTAAGACCATTCGCTGGTCAATTATATGGTGTTACTATACCAGAAGCTATACCTGGAACTGTTAATTACATTCCTAAGGTAACCCCATCTGAAAATCAGAAGCAAATACTTTCTGATAACAGAATTAACTACGTATCATATTATGATAACGTATTAACTATTGAAACACTTTACACTTCACAGAATGAGTTTACTCAGTTGTCATTTATAAACAATATTCTTGCTATTCAAGAAGTAGTAAAGGCTGTAAGAACAAGATGTCCAAAGATTAGATATAGCTTTATCGATGGTGATGATCTTGAAACTTACAGAAGAGATGTTCAAACTATACTTGATAACTATATATCAAACTTCAAATCATTAAAAATGGTTTACACTGCTGATGATGCTATGCTTTCCAATAAAGTATATTATGCATCAATTGAAGTAGCATTTAAAGATTTCGTACAAACTGAATACTTCAAGTTATTCGCAATATAATTTTTAAAAGGAGGTAAAAAACATGTTTGAAAATCTTTCAGAGGTTAGAGATTATACCACCTCCACCCTGATGAGAGGTGTAACCGATTTCGGTAATCTTAAACAATATAACTTATATGAAACCGGTTATTCATTCTTAGTATGTGTATCCGTACCAGTTTTCCTTGAAAAATTAGCTAAGGAGAACAAGAAGTATGATATATTGCTGAACAATTATATTCATATAATTGAGAATGAGTTCAGAGGACTCGATGGATTAGAAAATTTAACAACTGAAACTGTAGAATTAACTAATGGAATTTCTAATATAAACATGATTTCTAAGGTAAATGAGCAGTCTGCTTCAACCGTATCAATGAGATACTTCGAAAAAGCAGCAACTCCAATTACAAGATTACATGAATTATATCTAAAGGGTATTAAAGACCCAAGAACTCAAATTAAGACTTATCATGGCCTTATTGATAAGGGTATTTTGGAACCTGGATATGAAAATGAAGTATTTACTTTCTTATACTTTGTAACAGATAACTCTGTATCAAAGATAGAAAGAGCTATGTTATTATTGAATGCTCAGCCAACTAGTGCAGAAACTTCTATGTTTGAATCTGAAAAGGGTACAATTGAAGTTAAAGAAATAACTACAGAATTCAACTGTTTCCCAGTTGTTAGTGATGTTATAAACGCTAAGGCTAAAGCATATCTTGATTATATGAATAATAATACTACAACTCCATTGTCTAAGAGATTGATTAAGCAATCTACAGAGTTCAATTATTCATATACTCCTAATACTGCAAACTTACCAAAGGGATTCTAAAGAAAAACAAAATCAGACTATACTCATATGAGTATAGTCTGATTATTTGTCTTAAATTAATATGATGAATCTTCACTGGCTTTACTATCTTTTACTTTTTTCTCCATAATAGCTTTTTGTTTTAATTCATTTATTGTCTTTAGATCAAGATAAGTTGAAAGATAATATCTCTTAAGTTTCTGTCTAAATAAAGCTTTTACTTCTTCACTTTCCCCACCAGCTTCCATCTCTACTATATTTTCAACATAATCATTTGTATTTTGAATCATCTGATTTGTGTTTGTTATATTTAAGAATGCTGGAGGTGGTAATGATACTTTTATTTCTTCATTAGTCTGGAATTCTGAATTATAAATCATAGTAAGAATTCTACTAAAGAATCTTTCTACTACAGCTTGTCTTTTGAAAACCTTTCTCAAGAACTTACCATTAGACATGGTTAATCTAACAGCATAGTCAACAGTTTGTCTTGCTTGAATATATTCATAAGGAACATCTGTACCATTAATAGCCATTTGTTCTAATATATTCATCAATTCTGTCTTTGGATCTATATTTTGTCCTTGCATTATTTCAAACTGTATAGGAGAATCACCTGTAGGACCTACTGGTATAACATAGTCATTATAACGACCAGTTATATTTAAAATATTTTTTACAGAAGCTAATTCTCTAGCACCAAAATTAGATTTCTTAATCTGATTAATAGTATTTAGCAGGGTTTGGGATATGTTAGAATCGATATTTTGTCTTACATAGTAAACCCTTTTATCTTGACCACGAGTTAATATTCCGATTGTATTTGTTACATATAATGATGTATATAATTTAGCAGGTAACAAAGATTTATCTAAATCTGATATACCTCTATTGGTTTTAGTATCTTTTTGGAAATACATATGAACCATATCTTCTGGAGGTATAAATGATATTTTTAATTGATTCTGCATGTTTACATTAAATAAATTATTATGTTTTAATATCATATATATTTCTTTTCTTAAATCTTGATTAGCATTGATAAATTTACTATCAATGAAATTTGATAATTTGGAAGATATAAATCTCATCATCTGTTCTTTTTTCATATTATCTTCCGTTACATTAAACTTACCTGCCTTAAGTGCCATCATAGGATCGCTCATAGAACTACTTTGGGTAAATATATCATCATTTTCATATTCAAAATAATAATATCCTAAGCATAATTCATCTATATATAGAGGGATAACATTCTCTCTTCTTAATTTTTTAATTATACATCCAGGAACATTTATTTTAATATTATCTTTCTTAGCAGATATTATACCTTCTGTAGCTTCAGAACCTTCAAATCCTGAATTATTATAATTATTATTTTCTTTTTTTCTCTTATATACATTTTGAATAGCAGAATACTCATTCAATGCTGATTCTAAAATTCCAGTTGTATCTATTTCAACATTTAATTTTCCTATATTTATATCAGTTTCTAACGGTATAAAATCTTTAACACCCTCTGTTACTATTTTACTTTCTTTTCCTTGAGTTGTATCTATACATAATTTAATTTTACCATTAGTTGAAAGACTTGCTGCTTCTTGTGTTACAACTGAAGCATTATACCCAGTATTTCTAGCATTCATAATTGTATTTAATGCTTTATTATATGGTATAATATATATAAATTGTTCACCATAATGAGCTGTTTTATCATATATATCTTCAAATAGTTCTAATAAATTATAAGTTTCTTTTAATGTTTCTATTCTTTGTTGAAATGAAGGATCATCATTTAAATCAGTTTTATTTATTGCATTTACAAAGTCTTTAGAGAAATGGTCTGCTGCTAAAACATTATCTTTTTTAGCATCTAATGCATCTTCTAATTGAGGCATATATTTACAGATAAGATCAATTTCTTCATCTAGATCTTTAATATATTTATTTTGAGCATAAGTTGAAAGAATACCATCTGTAACTGATGGATCATTAAACAAATTTTCCAATTCAGTTGTTATCATTCTATCATCTTTTGTAGTATTATCACCTTTTAATTGTATACGAGAATAAAGTTTAGAAATATTAGGTATTCCTACAGAATTAATATTATTTGATATAATATTATCTATAGAATTATCTATATTTGTTTTAATCATTTCTAAATCAGAATAATTGTCTGGGTTTGTTAAATAAGTATTTTTATATAATTTCCCGATTCCTGATTGAACCGCAGTTACTAATTTGGATAGTACAGAAGTTTGCTTTTTTTGTTTTTTATTTTGTTTTTCTTCCATAAATTTCACCTCTTTTTATTATTTTATCTATTGTTACGTTAGTTATTAAATTAATTACAACAAGTAAAGATAAGTGGTATAGATTAATATCTATACCACATTTATTATCTTAAATGTATACATCTTAGATAAACTTCTATTGTCAAATTATGCTTTTTATGAATATTAAAATTACATAAAAAACTATAACCATCTATATGATCATAGATATTTAAATCTACTTTATCATTTTTTACTAATGGAAGTAATCCATTATAGATCGGTATAAAGTAAATATCTCTTCTAATATAAGTTATACCTTGATCTGTTTTTAATTTAGTAGTTTTTATAAAATCTTCGTCAGAATGTATATTTGGATATGTTATAGCATTAGTTGATAGTATAGATAATAATGAATTATTCATTCCTATTATATTAGAATATATAAAATTATCAAATAAATTTAAATGTGATATTTCATCTACATTACATTTTTTATCTTCTTTTAATTTATTTCTAATATCTAACATATCTATTGCTATCTGTGGTAATTCATAACCTACATTTATTTTCTTTAGATAAACAAAACTTCTATCGGTACCTATAATTGTATTACCTACAGTAATAACATAATTACTTTTTAATAGTTTACACAATTCTAATAATTGTAAAAATTCTTGTTTATTCATTATTGTATACCACCTTTAAAATGTTCATTTATTATACTAAAGTCAGCTTTATAATTAAAATCTACAATTCTCTGTTTATCATATTCATTAAATGAAATAACTTTCTGTTTAAATCCTTCGTTTATGAATCTTACTATAATCTGTTGATCGTTTTTATTATACCATTTTAATGCTCTAGCTGGATTTGCTATATTTGTAAAGTATTCTATTATATCTTTATATAAAGTAGCATAATCCGCAAAATGAAACCATCTTGTACAAAACTCTAACCATACATGAGATTGTAAATCTTCTATAAATGCTGCACCTCTTCTATAAATATCTTTATTAAATCTATTTTCACCATCATGTACTTTATTTGGTATATTAACTAAACCTATTTGAGTATTAGGTGCTATATTAAATTCTCTCATTATACTTGGATATAGTGATTTATAGTCATAATCATCAAGATTATCCATTATATTTATAGCATTACCAGCTATTTTCTTTTTAGCATAATCATCTATTTTAGATGGATCTGCAACAAATGCACCAGGGTATTTATCACCTTTTTCATTAAATTTATTACTATTACATCCCATAATATATCCATCGTTATAAAACTCCTTGATACCTCTATTAACAAGATATATTGTTTGTCTATGACATTTATTATATCTTGTATTATTTATAAGACATTTATTAAATACATAGTCAATATCACCAACTTTTGTTTCTATACATTTTTGAACAATTGTATCCATTATATTATAGAAAACAAATGTCTTATAATCTAAATAAGGAAGTTTTGAAATATTTGTTGTAATACTTGAGTAGTCTAACTTATGAACACCAGCTATTAAACTACCTATAGTATCAAGTTTGTAATCGGGAAAAGCATGTTGACCTTTTCTTCTAGATGCAAAATGAATCATTTGATCAAGATATACAGAGTATGAACTAATTATAGCCATATCTCCTCTTTTTGCAAATTCATTTTCATTTATAAAATCCTTATAATATTTTGCAACTTTAGTTTTAAAATCAGGATGACAAATTATATCCTCAGGATTGTATCCTAACTCCTTAATCCTTTCAATAATGTAAGGCATATCGAATGCCATGTTCCAAACTAATATAAAATCAGGCTTGGTCACATTAAATAATATAAACATGTCTTGAATTAGTTTTATTTCTTCATCGTAAAACATAAATTCATAATTAAATTCATCTAATCCAAATCTTTTTTCATTTTTCCAACCACCAACATTTTTCTTAATAAAGTCTTTTAATTCAGTAAATATTTTACCGTCTTTTAAAGAATCCTCAAATTCTTGAATTAAAGGATTATCTTTATTTCTTAATAATAAAGTATATGATGTTTTCGTCACATCATTTACTATTGTTATTGCATTTATAGGACATTCACCCATTTTTGGGAAATCACCTTTCATATGAATAGTATCCACTTCTATATCGAAGTATGCCTTTGTTATAGGAATTATACTATTTTTATAAGTATTTGAGAATCTAAATCTATAATGATCTTCAATATGCTGGTCAGCCATAAATATTCTTGGATGCATAAATAACATTGTATTTGTATATCTATTACCATTTCTAATATTATCATTATAAAAATCAAGATTACCAGTTAATTTTGCAATTGTTTTTTGTAATGAATTATAAGGTGTAGAAATCTTTTCAACTCTATCTTTTTCAATAAATAACATATTATGATCTATATATTCATCTTTTTTAGCTATATAAAATTCATATTCAGGAGATTCTATTTCCTCATATTTTTTTTCTCCTGTAGTATTATCTTTAAATATAATTAATAATTTATCTTTACTCCATTTACCATTTTTTTTATCCTTTGTTGGATATAAATAAATTGTATTTAATATTGTTAAATCACTTCCTGCTGGATAATTTTTAATCATCATTGATCACTCCTAAACGTACCTAAATAGGCTTTTTTATGTATTATTTATATGTTATATGCAGTATAAAAAATCATATATGTAGCTTATGGTGACATATATACAATTATTAAATTAACAGAAATATAATAGTTAAAGGAGGTTAGATATTATGAGAGTAATTAGTTTTGATAATGATACCAAAGTAGATGAAAAAGTACCAAGTCTAATTAATCTTGATTTTTTTACAAGTAATCAATCATTATTACCTGTAGAATATGTACCAGAAGATAAACCTAAGAAAAAAAGAAGACCAAAAAAGAAAATTATAGATGGTCAAGAAATAATAACTAAAGATAAAGATGACTCATCACAATTACCTTTATATCAGACAAACGAACCATATATTGATACTTATCAAGAAACATCTAATATGCTTAAAAGTTCAATATATCAAATAGATATGTTACAATCTGAACTTAAAAGTGATATAGATCAGATAAGATCATCTAAAACATTAAAGAAAAAATATGACTATATTTCATTATTAAGTGGAACAATGTCATCTTTAATATCGACCAAAGTTAATGCAATAAGAGAAATTAATAAGACAATAACAGATTCTCATAACTTAGAAATGAAGAGAATAAAAGATCTAAAACTTAATGCTGCTATGGAAGGTGACGATGATAAGAGAATCATGGATTTATATACAGCATATATTTCAACCCCAGTTGGTACCTATAATGGCCCTACTGCATATAATCCACCTAATACAATAGATATGACATTATTAAATAATAATGTATTATCTACAGAAATGTATCAAAATATGGATAATAGCTATACAGTTAGCCCTGCTGTAAATAGAATGTTATTAATGGAAAATCCAGATATTAAAACAGTTGTAAAATATGAAACTGCAACAGGAAATAGATATTTTGATGTAATTAATGTTAAAACAGGTGAATCAGTTCCTGGAATAGAGAGACCAGATCCTATGTTCTTAAATGATATTACTATAGATGTAAGAAATGGTATTGCTAGAAATATCAATTTAGACCAAACTTATACGCTTATAACTATTGACAATCCAGAAATTAATAAATATTAAAAAAAATAAACTAGAGGTTTCAAACCTCTAGTTTTTATAATTCGATTTTAAATGAAAATATTATTTTCTTTCCTGGGGTGATAGTTTGTTTATCACACTTAAATACTTTTGCAACCATTCCAGCACCATGAGTTATTGTAATAACTGCTTCATCAAAATATTCTTGATCAGCTTTTACAAGTTCAGAAATATTAACCAATTCTGATTCTAATATTAGCTGATGATCTTGAACTTCTATTACATTTAATTTTATAGGTCTCTTTTGCTTTAAGATGTTCTTATTGTAATCAATAGTTCCATCATCAGCAATCACACTATTATCAGAAGTACATATGTATAGTTTATACTGGAATAATTTAAAAAGATCCTCTGGACTACCCCCTTCAAATAATATTCTTAATAATTGTTGATTTGCATTGCTTGTTTTTTGAGTTGCCATTTGTTTACACATCTCCTTTTTAAATATTTTAAATATGAGTGCTGTATAGACCCAGTCTATACAGCGAATCTATTTGTAAACACCCTATAAGGATGCTGGAACAAAAGAGGATTATTTATTTGTTAGTATTCATATATCAGATTACCATTAGAAATATCCTCCCCATCAACTTTTTTGAGTTGAATTATATCGCAGTTACTTAGGTCAATCTCAGAATTATGACTTATAAGAAATACTTGTTCTAGATTTAATATATCACTAATTCTTTCTAGAGTATAAATAAACTGCAATCTATTTGTGGTATCCAACCCTGAGTCTAATTCATCTAGTTTTAATATATTGTACTTACTTGATGCTTGACATAATAATGCTGCATTTATGACAAGTCCCATCATAGCTTTCTGAGAACATGATGTAGAACTTATATCATCATTTCTTAATCCTGAACCTATACATGGTATTTTAAATCCATCCTCATTAATTTCAAAGGGACATAATACATATTCCCCTTCAAATAATAATTTTAATAGGTCATTTGCCATTTGTAGTGTCTTATTCATATACAACTCCATAAATAAAGTTTGAATACCTTTGGTTGGAGATGAATATTTTTTAATAGTCTCAATTTTTTCATATTTGAGATTATATATAGCTAATTCTTCTTGATATTGTTTTAATAATGATAAACCATATTTTAATTTATCTCTATCTTCAATTAATGGTGATATTTCTTTATTAATAATATCTAATTTAGAATTATATTGATCTAAGTTATCTAGTGATTGTTTAATAGTCATCATACTAGATTTAATAGCATTAAATTGTGATACCAATTCAGATTTCTTTGTTTCAATATTTGATTTTTCATTCAAATTTGATATTAATGTATTATAATTTTGGATTAATAGACTAATTTTTGATTGGTTTAATTTATCATTATCTATGTTAGATTTTAATTCTGATATTTTATTGGTTAAAGTATTTACTTTTTCTTTCATTTTATTTAATTCTTCAACCAAATCTTGTATTATATCATGTTTACTATTATATAGGTTTAAATCATTTTTTAGTTGAATTAGTATATTTGTTTTAGATTTTAATTCATCTATAATATTAGCATACTCTATATAACTATAGATATTATCAATTACACTAAAATCATATCCATTTAAAATCATATTTAAGATATTTTCTTTATCACAAAAATCCTTACCAACTTTCAACTTACTAAATATTTTATTATTTATATCAATAGACCTAACTATTCTATTTAGATAATTAATACAATCAATTATCTCTTTCATATCTTTTCTTTCTTGTATCATTGATTGTAATCTTTGATTATATTCAAATAATAAATTATTGATATTTTCCATATTTTCTATTGGATGTTGATTAAAAGCATGTAATGCGTCTTTAATGAATGGGCAGTTATCAATTTTGCAATTAATAGGTCTTAATTTTAGATTTTCAGACATTTCATTTAGAGTTGAATATTTTTGATATAATAATTCTTGTTCTTTAATCTCTTCTTTTAATTTTTCTATATCTTTATCTAATTGGTCTATATCAGGATAAGTTTTATTTTTAACATGATAAACAGCTTTTTCTATTGCGGTAAGACTACTATTTGCTTTAAAAGTATCTATTATTGTTTTTATATCATATAAGGTATTTAATGCTAAAATATATTCTTCCTTAGATATATTCATATCGATTAATCCTATTTTGGATATGATATTTTTATAATCAGCGATATCGTGTTCATACATTTCGATAGCATTTTTTAATTGCTCTATATCGGTCTCAGATTGTAATGAATTTAATTTTTGATTTTTGATCTGAATATCTGATAATATGCTTTCACGTTCTTTTAAAAGCATATTAATATTTGATTCATTTACTTGAATATTTGTATATAATTTGTTTTGTTCATCTTTTAACTTATTATAATTATCTATAACTGTAGCATAATCTATTGATTCATTAAGTTTTAATGTATTATAAGATTTCTTAATATCATCTAGAATTTTATTATAAGCTATATTATAATTGGTTATTTCATTATATATTTTATTATAAGTTTCTTGAATAGTTCCATTTGGGTCTATTAATTTTATGGTTGATTTGAATGATGAAATTTGTTCAACAATATCATCTTTCTCATTCATAAGGTTATTAAGTCTATTTTCTATAGATACTAACGATGATTTTATTTTTTCCTCATCGCCAATATTATCTATTTTACTAGTTAAAGTATTTATCATTGCTTTAAATATTGATGACCTTTTGCTCATTGTTTTATATATATCATTATATACAACTAATGTATCTATTATAGAATTAATAAATTTCTTTCTTTCAGCAGGTTTCTTATCTGCTAATCCTCTACTCTCTGATCCTAAACTACTTAATGCAATATAATTTGGATCTAATGAGAATTCATTATATAATGTATCTTTAAAACTAGATACATTACCATTAGGATTAAGATCTTCTATTTCATTATTAATAAATTTCTTAATGAAAGCTTTAGTTGTATCTCTATCCCCATTTGACTTAACTGGATGAACAAAATGTATTTTATACAATGCATCATTATGAGAGATATGTATATACTTATGAGCTTCCATATTAGGAATAAAGTTTTCATTACTATCATACATAGGATGCAATGCATTAAATAAAGTGGATTTACCACTTCCATTTTTACCTCTTATTATAATTGTCTTGTGCTTACTTTTATTAAAATCTATTTCTATTTCATGTAATCCTAAACCATTAAATATTCCAATATAATTAATTAATTTAATATAAGTAATTCGCATAAAATATCACAACCTTCCTATTACTATAAAGTTATGATAGTAGTAATAAAAAACAAAGTGCTGTGTATTAACAGCACTTTTTGTTTTCAATGTCTTAATATTAAGTCATCATCATAGATTCCCATCATTTTATTAAGCTTATTTCTACAAATGAAACATTTATCACAATGTTCATTAATCTCCTCTAGTTCTTTAGGAAGTTCAGGCATTTTAATAGATATTACTGTTTCTGCGATAAAATTTTCAACATCGCTAGTAGAAGCTTCAGGATTCTCATTTAAATACTGTTCTATTCTTCTACGTATTTCTTTTTGAATCTTTCTGTTGTTGTATTTAAGCCTTACCTTTTCCACTATTAACTTCTTAAAATCAGAGTTGTCTAAATGACCATTTTTCATAATGCTAATCTCTCCATCTTTTTATTTTCGTTTTTTGAATACATTGTTCAAAAATATGAATAATGTATTTTTATTTATTGAAGGTTCAGGTTTCCCATTATGCCATTCAATATTATATGATTGTCCACACTTTCTACATTTAAAATAAGACATTTCTCGTTTATCAAAAGTTGAAACTCCTATTTTATCTTGATTATCTAGAAAGTATGAATAATTTACTGGTTTATTATAAGCATCATATAATTCTACAACTCTATCGCTATGACAATATATACAATGATCTTCACGTTTAATATTAATCGGACTGTTCTTCATTTTTAAGCTCCTTTTTTATTCTTTCATCATACAATGCGATAATACCACAATAATCCAATAATTCTTCTATTGAATATGATAATGAATCATACATTACATCTGCTGTAATTTGTTTAAATTCATCATCTTCATTCAGATAGTCAAATATTGATAAATCTGTACATATATCTCTTAAAGTATGTATTGTTAATACAATAGGAGCAAAAGCAATAATTTTATTATATATAGTATCACCAGTTCTAGTTACTAATTGGGTACATATATAAGTATATAATGATTTAACTACTTTCGCAATAGATTTTTGTTCATAATTATATAAGTCATATGGTATACTACATACCACTGATCTTCTATTATCTACGAATAGAGTATCCATGTATATAAAGTCATTTAATTCTCGTATTACATAGATATCTAAATCTATTGGATCTAATTTAAATTTGAACATGTTTCCATCCAAAGTTTTATCTTTTGTAACTTTTACAATCTTTTTAATATCTGGATGTATATCTACGTTCAATGATTCAAATTCACCAAATATTCTACCCCTAAGACTATTGAATAAAGTTTTAAATATTGTATTCATATCTAGTCCTCCTTCACAAATGGGTTATTTTTAGTTTCAATATATTTTTCTATTATATTGTATATATGTAGTCGTTGCTCTAATGAAGTTTCTATTTTATATCTATCTGGACTACATATATATTCAAATACTCTACCACATTGTTGGCATTGTAAATATGTTTCAAAATCTGTACATATTTTTTCTTCAATTATTTTACCATCTTTTTCTAATGGTATTATAGCTGATTGTATTTCTTTAACTACTAATGCAAGATTACAATCTGGGCATTCTGCTTGTCCATAAAATGAAATAACTTTTTTACCCATTAATACTCACTTCCTAATTTATATTTCATTTTAGATAAATCACCCGAAGCCACTACAATAGAGTCTGAAAATTTTGCTTGTGCTGGTGAATCTATAATATCTGTAAATTCTTTTGAAGAATTACCAACAAAGACTAAGCCAGGTTTATATTCCTGGCTTATTTTATTAGCAAGTTCTTTTTTCATGTTGAATTGTTCTCTTGAATATATAAAATATTTTACTGCCATATTATATTTCCTCCTCTTCATTATCTAATATTATGTCATCATTATCATCTTCTTCTGCAAATATTATTACCTTCATTAATTCTCTTACACATTCAATAGAATCTTCTACAACATTTTCTAATTCAATGTTCTCAATATTTAATAATTCTTTTTGAAGATTGATAACTTCTTTCTTACCTATAAGTGCTTTATAATTCTTTGTCAATTCCTGAAATTCATCTTCCCATATATTAGGTTCAGAATAATCAGAGAAGGACATTCCATATAGTTGAACTAATGGAGATATAGTTCCTGACATACCTGGGTCTGATTTAGGAGAATCATCTAAATCGAATATTCCAATATTAGATGGGTCAATATATCTATATATTTTTGGAACCGATTTACTACTTTGATCTCCTAATCCTGATACACCTTTTACAGTATACTTTATAGCTAATGTTGAATCTAGATCATTAACCAAGTTTCTATAATTTATTAAGTTACACTTAGTTATTGCACTTATTAAATACATTGGAGGTATTCTAATAACTCTTTTGATACTATCAAGATTTATATTTTTCTTTCTAGTATCAGATATTCTATAAATACCTTTTGATAACTTCATTGCATATAATGAAGCTATATATTCTGAGAATCTTATTCTTTTTGTAGTTACATCTAAATTATCTTTAGCCATTAAACTAGGAAACTCTCTAAGCATCCATCTTAATATTGCATAAATATTAGACTTATGCTCTTCTGGCAGTTTCAAACTATCTTTGGTTAATGAATCATAGATAGTTTCTAATGAATCTAGTATGGATATTCCTTTCTCTACACTAAAATTATTAAAATCCTCCCCTAATAACTTTAACCAATAATATCTGGAGAATATATTTGAATAAGTACATTCTTTATTTATAGCTATAATTACACCATATACAAATGATTGTGTATATACATCATTATCAAATATATATTTAGGGACATTTATATATATTCCATGTTTCTCAAAAGTATAAAGATTATCATCATGAGGATCTTCTTTACTTATAGTAACATATTTTATCCCTAAATATTCCATACCATTATAAAATCCAGCTCTTGCTAGAAATGGTTTTACTGAATTAAATGATTTGTTAAAAGTTCTTATTGTATAAAACACACATTTTACTTCCTCATTAGAAGTAGTCAATAATGATACATTATTTCTATATATTCTAATAGGGGTAAATATTGTTTTTAATGTGATATTATCCTTCTTAGAAGTTGCTGATGTTGAACTGTTATATGTGCTTTCTACTACTTGATACAATGCAGAATAAATATTACCTGATATTCTGAAGTAATATTTATTCACTATTCTAGGAACCGCTATTATAACATCAACATATTCAAATTTACTTTTTGATTCGATATAATAAGTTACTATTAATAACTTCATATCGGTACTTTTCAAATCTACGAAATCATATGGGTTATCTCGTTTTTTACTTTTATTTTTATTTAGGTTTTCTTCGTAATTATATAAAATCTGCATAATTTCATTATAATCATCAATTACTTTAAACTGCTGAACCTTTATTGTAAAATACCTAAATCTTTGGCAAGATAGTATAACCTTTTTAAGGTCTTCGATTATACTATCCTCATGTCTTATGAATAATTGCTCATTAAACTTCTCTCTGTTATTTTCTATAAAGTTCTTTAAGAATGCTCTTTGTGTTATATTATTCATTAATACCATCCCCATCATTCAGTACTACTGATATTGTTTTATTCATCGGATTTGGCACATCCGAACTCTTATCTTCTATTGTTAAAGTACATTTTAAATCTAACGCATTAGCAAACTTCTTTAGTTTAAATAATGTTATTGTATTATCATCTTTTAAAATACGAATATCATTATTAAACTTACCATCAAATCGATGCTCATATTTATTAATATCAATATGTTTAGCAATTATTGCTTCTTTAAGAGCAACCATCTCTGGTTCATCATTTTCTTTAATTTTAGGTGTAGTTATATTATCAGCTGTTGTTAATATATTTCTCTCCATTTCCTTTAATTTTTCATTTTTCTCTATAATTTCTGACATTGTTTTGGAATTGGAGAAATCTATAATATTACTACTATCATACATATTTATATCATCATCTGAAACAGGAGGCACATAAAATCCGATAACACCATAATCATAATATCCTGGATTAGTATCTTTCTTTCTTCTTATTGGAAATACTATACCATCTTTTTCAATAGCAGTTCTTGTAGGATCATATAAATTTTTATTATTTTTATATTCATCTGGATTTACAACATCATAAATTTTATTTCCTATAGTAATCTTATTCATAGTATCATCCACCTTTTTTATTAAAAATAAACTCGTATGCTTTCACATACGAGTTTAGTAATTAATCTTCTAGAGCAGCATCGTCTTTGATTAGACGTTTCATTGCTCCATCTGGTACTAATGACATAACTTTTTCTCCTCCGTCAATAACAACGGATGCTACGAAATATCCTGGAAGTTCTAAGTTAACTTCTTCTCCTTCTTTAGCATTCATATCTAGCCATTGCTTTAGAATTGTTACACAAAGCTCTATTAAAGTTTCGATATGAATTTCCATTTCAAACTGCATTCTGTGTAAATTGTAAGCAGTGGTTGCTAATTGTTTCTGGAACTGAGTATCTGTTGTTAAATATACTGTTGCACCTTCTAAATCTTTTTCATCAAAAGTATATTCATAAGACCAGTTTCCAGGCATGTCTTCATTTTCATTTGGGTGATATTCTACTACTGCACCCATCATGAAATTTCCCTTAAGGTCTTTAACTGCAACTGCAACTTTATTATTTTTGCTCTTAGCTAAAGCTAAGAAGTCTGAAATTCCTGTTATAACAACTTCATATATTTTTCTTGTCCAATTTGCATCCCAATCTAAGTCTGCTTCTCCCATCTTCTGAGCATAGATCATTGGTATTGTTGATTCGTTAAAATTCATAATTAAATTCCTCCTTAAAAATTAATATTATAATATTTTATACATCAATATAATATATAATTATATTTATGTTTGCTATGGATTATTTTTTTACCGAAATAAGCAATTTACATTTTATAATGCTTACCTGTAAGTTTACAATACTCAGCTATTATTCTGTTACCAAGTTTATCAAAACTTATTTTATCCATTCCAGGTAATATATTATGTGTAGTTAATGAATATCTTGATATTAATACATTACTAAATGCTCTAAATAATAAAGGTTCGTTTATTTCAGGAAACCAACCTTCTAAAGTTTTCAAGGCTTTAAAATAAACCTTGAAATAATTTGGATGAGAATCTTTTAACAAAAATACATCCAATATATCTTTTATGATATATGGTGTTTTCAACATAAAATATCCAACACCCTATAGATATTTATTAATGTTATCTTTAAACTGCTGAACTGCGACTATTTGAGTTCCATTCTTAGCAGCTTTGGCTGTTTTAGAACTTGTAAATCCTTCATACGGTATAAGTAATATATCTGTTGCTTTGGTCAAACCTGCAATACCACTTGCATCGTGACCCATAGCATTAAGTTTTTCAACAAGTTCTTCATCTCTAAATCCTGTAAATCTTATTGATTTACCAAATGATGCTCCTTTAGATGGAATTATATTTGACATTTTTGATATAGTTTCTATATCCTTTCTAAAGAAGTTAAATTCAGTAACTATAGTATTTACTGTAGTTGGACCTATACCTTTTATTTCTAATAAAGCATTTCTTAATTGTTCTTCATTAAAAGATAATATTTCATGTATTGTATATTTTGTAAGTATAAGTTTCCATTTTTCTATAGCTATTCCTGTGAAACCTAAACTACCTATAATCTTATAATCATAAATAGGTTCAGATTTTAACTTGTTCATATTTTCTATAAATTTCTGAGATGTTATATCTCCTAAGAACTTAATATCATCAACAGATAAATTCATCATCTCAGTTAATGTATATTTATCTATTTGTGATAGATAAGCATCTGAGAAATCTTTTATATTTAATTTGTCTAACATACTGACTATTCTAGCTAGATTTCTATCTTTACAATTCAGATTTGGACATTTCATAGATTTACCAGATTCCGATTTTACTAACTTAGTACCACAAGATGGACATTCTTCTATAAACTTTTCAACTGGATTTGGATTATTTAGATTATGAGAATTATCTGGTTTAGATACATAAGGCATAACATCATTCACATATTCTACATCTAAAATATCTCCAATTCTTAATTCTAATGTCTTAAATCTTTCATATGAATGCCCTGATGATTTATTATGAGTTGTTCCATAAAATTCAACTGGAGTATAATATATCATAGGTGTTACTGTACCATCTTGACCTACTGTATATTTATATCCTGTAAATATTGCCTGTTTCTTTATTGGATTGAATTTGATAGCCATAGAATATTTATTAACCGAATTTACTCTACCAAGTTTATCTATTAAGTCTGGTTCGATATAAGATACAACAACTCCATCATACATAAATGGCATATATTGTCTTAGATATTCTGCTTCTTCTACAAACATCTTTATTTGAAATAATATTTCAATATAATTTCCATATAACACTGAATATCTTAATCTTTCTCCTGAGTCATAATATTTATTCATAAATTCTATTTCAGTTAATCTGTCAACATCTTCTAACGAAGTTGCTAATGGTACTAATGTTATATAATCTCTATACTGTGGAGCATCTGCAGATGCAAATAATCCCGATATTGCAGTTCTACAGTTTTTATAATTTTTTCCTTTAGCTTGATTATATCTAGCTAAATTTGCATAAGTCATAATAGCTTCAAATTTCATACCAAATGGTTTCTCTATTGGAACGGCATGTTTAAATCTATATCCTCTTAATATAGGCGTCAAATCTGCTGCGATATCTTGATTTGCATCACCTCTTGATCTAGCTCCTAAAACTTCAGTAGTAACATCTGCTTCAACCGATACTCCGTCGTATTTTAATTCTGCTACCATATAGAATTTCCTATTAGAATCTAATATACCTTTTTCTATATGCTCTTTAAAGAAATCTCTTTCTAATATTTTTACATTACTATCATTATAAACACCTTTTTCAATAGCTTGAGCATTTAATACAAATTTACACTTATCTAAGGTTCCTACCAATTTTGGATAATTATGTTTTGTATTTATAACTCTTTTAGATACAGTTTCATTATTTATAAATTTAATAGGACTTTTTAAGATATCTTTTCTTGTTAAAGATTTATGCTTAAACAAATCCGTAACGTAAAGCATATTATTTATTTTATCTTCATCTACAAATTGGATAACTTTAGATTTAACATTATCTTCAATTTGATTGGTTGGCTTAAAATAAACAGGTTGTGCACCAACCTGATAATTTGAATCGTATTTTTTGTACAATTCTAGTAATAAATCATATACTCCATCTTCTAATAGAAGTATATGTTTATCAGTATTATTATATAATATATTAGATATTTCCAATATATCTCTTATATTTTCCAACTCTGAAGTTACATCATTAGATTTTAATAATGATGTTACATATTCATTTATCATCTGAATATTATTTAAGGTTAAGGCAAAAATACCTTGCCTTACCTCATTTAATATTCTTTTTATAAGCTGATTCATAATAAATTACCTCCCTTTGAAGGATATTGGTACAAACTTAACAGGTGATTTAGATTTCTTATACAAATTCTGCAAATATAATTCACCCATTTTATCATCTGGATGTACAAATCTTATCGGTGTTCTATTTGCAGGAATTGTTATTGGTATAAATTTAAATGGTGATTTTATATTTCTTGGTGTTTTTATGAATTTTATTCTTAGACCCATTGTTAATAAATATGCATTAAGAATCTCAACACCTCTATTAGTACATTCATCATCTAATTGTATATTTATATTAAATGGATCACCTGTTAATAATTCTTCTGCTAATCTTCTTCCTTTAGGAGATGCAGAATATAATAATAAATTTATAACAACAGTTTCCGCTCCTAAATGTAATAAGTTACCTGATTCCATTTCACCAAATCTTACTGGTGTCTTAGTTATTGTTGTCTTATAAGATTTCTTTGCTGTACTTCTACTATTCTCATTTCTAATATTTGTTGAGGACAATGAAGTAGCACTTGCTTTTTCCTCAGCAACCTGCTTTAGTCTATATATATATTGTTTACCACAGGTTAACCTTCTTCTAGTTTCTACATATCTTATATTACCATTAGAATCATATTGTGGTATTACAACCTTATGTTGTTGTATAAATGGAAATCTTTCATATATCTTAGCTAATATATCAATATTCATAGGATCTGATATCGGTCTTAGACTAAGCATTATTCCTCCATCTTCCATAATAGAATCTAAGAAATATTTCATTTCAGTTTCTGTTAATTGAGAAACCATTTCCTGGACTTCCAATGCTTGAGCTTCATTTATTATTTTCAATAAATCTATATACATTTCCAGACACTCTTCTGGATGGAAAACATTTGTTTTCATATAATGTAATAACTGACCACATATATGATTTAAAGAAGTTTCAAATAATTGACCCATATTTTCTCTATTTATACAAGTTGCGGAGTTAAATATAACCTCAACTCTTTCTCCTGTATCTAATAGAGGCATTAATTCATCAGGTCTTACTTTAGATACAACACCTTTACCACCATACCTATTTGAGATTTTATCACCAACATCTAATACACTTTTTTCTAAAACAAATATATTTAGAATTATATTAGAGAATGGTTTATCTTTAATAAACTTTTTACCATCTATTACGATTTTCTTACAATCATAATACATTTTTTGTAACGCATAACTACATTTATTTACTTTATCCTCGATTATAGGTTTTACTGTATTGACTATTTCTCTCATAAATCTCATATTATTATCATAATAATATTTTAGCTGTCTGTGATAATAAGATTCTTTAAGCATATCAGGATTATTACAATATATATCAATATCAATAACTTGACCCTTTGCTAGATATTTATCATCTGGTATTAATAAGGTTCTTAATTGCTGCAAAGATTGACTAAATAAAGATTCTTCTGTCTTTTCTCTTCTTGTAGCACATAGTATACCATGTTTTGTATGTTCACCTATATCTGGCATTATTTTATAAGTATTATCATCTCCATATATATTAAGAGGAATATCGTTATCATTTATCATTATTGGAATACTCTTAATTAATGGACATGCCAACTTCTCAGCCGCAGATTTAGATACGATGATACCATCTTCCTTGGTATCTTCGTTTGATAAATATGTGGTTATAAGATTTACACCATCCATTCTATTATTATATTCATCATATGATCTGCTTTTTCTAACCACATCTCCTTCTTCGATAACACTTCCTATTTTTAATTTATCTAAATATTCAGTGCTGTACAGATATCCATAAGTTTCTGTAACATATTCGTACATCTTTCTTTCTATTATGTCATATTCATCAGTATCCATTTTCTTTACTATAAGATAATAATGATGACCTGGAAGATGTGCAAATTTTTCTATTTTAGCTAAAACCAAATATTTACCATTAGATCTTATGAATGATGAAGTATATTCACCAAATCTATTTTCATACCCTGTTCCAGTTAAAGGAACTTCTGGATTAAATAAATCTACACGGTGATCCATCTGTGTAGAAAACATTATTTTTCTTGAGCCAGAATTTAATACATTGAAAGGCATATTCAATCCTTTTCCAAGTATTTGTTCTTTGGTTTGAAGTCGTTTCTCTGCTTTTAATACATCATTTATTATGTTTAAATCTGACATCTAATACCATCCTTTCATATTAAATTATATATCTGATAGACATTACAATCTATCAGATATATAATATATGATTATATATATTTTTAAACTATCTGCTCGTTTAACATTCCTAAAATTCCTTCAGTTAAAGATAGTTCTTCCTTAGGTTGCTCAAGTTCTTCAACAGCTTTTAGCTGTTCTTCAAGAATTCTTTTTAATACTTCCTGACTTTCTTTCATAAATATCTGTTGTAGTTCTTTATTTTCCATTAATTTCTTTTTGAAATTCTTTTGAGAGAACTTAATGTCATTTCTATCTGACAAATATAAATAAGCACCTGCACCATTTATTTTTCCATTTTCTTTTAATAGATAGAACAATGACAATTCTGGATCAAAACCAGTATCTTGATTAAATACTAATGTAGTAACACTACCTGCAGCATTGGTTCTTGATTTGATTAAAGTAAGATCAACCAATGAACCTGATATACCAAAACCTTCATTTTCTTTGAACTTGCTATGATCATCAAATCTTATCATATTATTTGATAAGTATATAGGTGTATTACCTCCTGGTAATGTTTCACCTTGTTTTAAATATCCTACTTGTGATTTAGTTTTAGCAAACATATTTATTTCAACCTTCTGATTTATATGGTTGATTACAAACAGTATTATGTTTGCAGATTTAAGCATCGGAACGATTCGCTTAAATATAGATGCATTAGCTCTGGCAGTCGCAGTAGCAGACATTTGACCAGACAGCTCGTCTTCTGTTGTATATTGCTCTGGCATTAATAGTGCCAATGAGTCTAATATATAAACAGTAGGTTCTAATTTGAATATTCTATTACCCATATTATCATATAGACCTGTATCATATTCATATGCTGCTCTATCTTGAGTTTTTATATCATGAATCATTTTAATTCTTTCATAGAAGTTTTCTGCAGTTATGCCTGTATTTCTATGAATGTATCTATCTGTTAGTTCTTTACCATGAAATTTAGTAAGAATTTCTTTTCTTGTATCAGTTATACCACCTTCAATATCATCATGAAATATACATGATGTTTTAAATGGTCGTATAATATTAGCAGCAGCTTGAATAATCCATGTTGTTTTACCACAACCAGATCTTCCTATAACCATAATCATTGAACCATCTGTGATTCCGATCGAATAGTAACTAAAATTCTTTTCTTCAGATTTTACATGCACAACAGTACCATTTATAAAATCAAATGTTAAGAATCCTGTTGAATATCCTACAGAATGTTCAGTTTCAGTTTTCATTCTGTAGTCTTTAAGTTTTGATACTTTTTCTCTAAAGTTTGTTGCTAATAACGACATAAATATTCCTCCTATTTATATTTTACGTATTGTTTTATATCTTTAATTCCTACTGGAACCGTAGGGTTTTCTCCTCCTGTAAGTTTTAGATTTAGTTTATTAAAGACAAATTCTAAAACATTTTTAACATCTTCAAAATCTTTAATACTATCTTTGTTTAATACAATATGTTTTTCTATAGGAAAAGTATTAATTGAATTATTATCTATACTCATTATATATCCTCCTTTTATGTATATTACTTAATAGTTAATATTAGAATAAAAAATAAAAATAGGTCCTTACCAGACCTATTTTTATTTATAAATATTATTATATTTATCAATAGCATTATCTATTGATGATTTAGTAAACATTACTCCATTTGCATTAGGTTTAGAAATATCATTTGTTAATTTAATAGTTATAGATTTTTTGTTATTATTTTCTTCACGTTGCATCTTTTTGCGATATGCAATCATACCAGTTAAAGCTGTTAAACCCCATCCCATAGTCATTATAATAAACACTAATAATATTAATAATATTGTAGCGTTCAATTTTAATAGTACGAAGCTTATTAATAAAATAAATGCTAATAAAAATATAATTAAATTAGATATAAACCATTTTTGATATAAATGATAAATAGTTTTTTTATCGTTCATCAATTAACCCCCCAAATTTTAAAAAATATATAGAGGTTTTATCCTCTATATATTTATTCCATTCTAAGGAACATAGATTTTTTCTAGTTCCAATGCTTCAACTACTTGATTTATTCTTGAATAATCTTGTGATAAAGATTTCATTGAAAACCTTACACTTTTCTCTCCAGGTTTTCTATAAAGAATTTCATAATCTCCAACATATGATATCAATACTTTTCTAATATCTGCTAAAGGTAGATTATTCATTATATCTAATATAGCTAAAGATATAGTTGAATATATCTCAAGCATATTATCAGTATAACTTTCTTCATCTTCATCGGTAAGAACATCAAACATTACTCCTTCAAATAATGGAGTAAACCTATCAAATAGTTTTTCATATATCCACACTATCATCTGTTCAGTCATTAACTCTTTAGGAGACGATACTATTATAAAATTCAACCTTTCTACATTTATTATCTCCTTTAGAGATGAATATCTTGCTAGTGTCATATATGATGCTAAATCTTCATTAATTCCTAATCCTAATAATCCTGGAATCTTTGCTCTATTTACAACTTTTGATAAAGTATAATAAAGTTGTTTTATGTATCTGTCTTTTTGTCCTGACGAGGTTAAATAGTCATATGCTATTTTATTACAATACACTTGACTATCATAATCTAAAGATTCTGAAGCCATTACTTGTGTAAATATTGTTATAAATCTAGCATTAGTTAATAAAGATAAGTATAATGGTGTATCTTTAGTAAAGATATCCTTTAATAATTCTTTATATCCTATTTTTAAAACAGAATATAGTTCTTTATCGGATACTTTATCTATATTAGATAATTTGTCATACAACACCTGTATATTAAATACAGGTGTGTCCATAATATTTATATTTACTAATTCACGCTTAGATTTTGTTTCTAATTCATTTACAAAATTATCTAACAAGAATATCCCCTCCAAATTTTAGTATTTCTTTAATTGATTATTTGTAACATCTTTTATTGCTGGATTTTCATGTTTATTGTTAGAAGCTGTTTCTTTAATATTTTTTCTAAAAGTATTTAAGAATTTTGTTCTATCTACAGTAGATACGTCTTTACCTCTACCTACATTAAACATTGAATCTTCTTCGTTACCTTTTAACTCTGAAGCAAAATCAAAGAATTTATCTTTCTTCTTTGAAACTTTTTCAGATTCGATTTTATACTTTTCATAAACCTCTTTTACCTCATCAATAGGCATATCTAATCCAGAGATTATAAAAGATACATATTCAGGTTGTTCATCATCATATTGAACATGACTGAATATTTCGTATGGTGTACCAAACTTTTCTTTGATAATTGTATAAGAATAGTCAATAAAATCTTTAGTTTCATCTTTAGCATTTATAATTACTGCAATTCTCTTTGCAGATTTTGTTGATATGTCTAAAGATTTATCATCATCAATTGATTGTACAACTGCTGTATTAAATTGATTTATATTCTTTATCTTATTTAATTCAGCATAACCTACAGTCATAAATCCGTTTGTAGTTACAACTTTATATAAATCAGTTTCATCTATATTCTGTTCTGATGCAACTAATCTATCACCTGATATGATTGATAATCTCTTTGCAAATTCTTCATTGGCTGCCTTTTCAGCTTTGAATTTATTAGTTGTACCTTCTAAGAATTTCTTGTTAGATATAGCTTGGATTATATACTTATCTTCCATGTCTTGGAAACATTCTATAGTATTTTGTAATCCTCTACCATCTTCTTCAAATCCTGTAAACATAAAGCACATCACATTAGCACCTAATACTTCTGTAACATACTTAGCCATTATTGCTGCTGAACCTGAACCAGTTCCCCCTTCTGACGAGAATGCTATTACTACTAAAGATTCTTCACCATCTTGTATAAATGAATCTAATTGCTTTACTCTATCTGAACTTAGGAACTCTAAACAAAGTTCTTTTGCAGAATCTCGTTCTTTACCACAGCCTCCTCTGTTAGTATTTGTATACTGTACTGATATTTCTTTCCAATTTTCTGGAATATCTCTTAAAGTACTATTAAATAATAATACATTTTCTTTTTCAACAACTCCTTGTTCTATTGCAGTTATAGCTGCTTTGTTTCCTGCTGCTCCTAGGCCTAATATTTTGATGTTCATAATTAAAAACCCTCCATTTTTATTATATTTTTTATTTATGTCATAATTATAATATATAATTATAATTAATTTACCATTATATTATATATTTTGGTTATCCATTTATCATCAGGTAAACCACTATCTGTTACACAATAGGATTTTTTACCATATATCATCTTTGATAATGTATCTTGTCCTTGTTCTGTATAATTTCGACTTATCCATACAGCTCCAGAAATTATACCATCTTCCATAGATTTAAAACTTTTCGCTGACTTATATGGTGAACTATTGTAAGCTCCTATACCAAAGAAATTATTTTTATCTCTAGCAATAGCTGATGTTCCCCATCCTGATTCTAATGCAGCATGAGCTACTATATATTTTGGGTCTAATCCCGATTCTTGAGATGCTTTTATAAATATATTACCTTTACCTATGAATGGAGACCCTTCAGGTGCTTTAGCTAATATCCATTCATCTAATTCTTGAACTGTTATCGGTTCAAATACATTCAATTGTGAATTTACACCACCTCTTGAATGAACTGGTTTAATTGTTGATTTAGCATATGCAATACTGTTTTTAAAATTTTCATATTCGTTTTTTAAAGATTTATATCGTGCTTCCATCGAAACCAAATCAACTTTATTTTCATTATATAAATATTCATATGCTTCATATTTTGTAATTTCTTGTTCATAAGTTTCTTTAATAGTAGCAATTTCTTGTTGATAACTATTTGCTTGTACAGCTAATTTTTCTTGGAAATGAGTTATTAATGTTGCTATGCACATTATAAAAATTGCCAGAGTATACATATATATTTTTATATATTTGTGTTTCATAAAAATACCTCCTTAAACTAATAATAAAGAGGATAATTACTTATCCTCTTTATTGTTTTTGTTAGTTTCTAATTTAATCTTTTCTTGATCTTGTTCAGATAATGGATCAAATCCTAATCCCAAATCACCTATTTCGGTGATTATTCCAATTTGTTCGCCTTTTTCAGACATTATATTATACCTCCTTGGATATTATTATTTGATTGTTAAGAACTTAATATAATTTTACAACCATATATATAATATATGATTGTAATATAATTTATACCCTTTCAATAGTTTTGCCTTTACTTTTAAGAGTATACATTAAATAATAATCTTGTAAAATTAAATTACTCTTTAGATGACTACCTATTAAGTAAGCATTTAATAAATTTTTAGATAATGAATCATCTGGATCTATAGGAATATCTTCTAAACTAACCTGACCTATTGTATTTATTGTATTATACATCATATTTTTAGATCTCATAGCATCTGCTCTAGGTCTAGAAAATTCCTCAATAGATTTTTCAAATCCCATAACTGCCAATGATTCCATCTCTCTATCAGAGGTTTTACCATTTTTATCTTTACCGGTTAAAAGACCAGTTTTCATATCTCTTTGAGATATATCTGTAGACATAGAATTCTTTTTTGTGATAAATTGCTTAACTTTCTTTAAATGAACATATCCCACTAAACATTCTTCTGTTTGAACTGGTATACCATTTTTATTTTCATATAAATATGGTAAATTTACCTTCTCTAATAGAGGAACCCCTAATAAATCTAAAGCTTTTTTTACTTCATTCATTGTTGGTTGGATTTCAAACGGTTTTACATGAAATTTAAAAGGAAATCTTAATTTACAAAATTTTAAAAATTCTTCATTACTCATTTTTGCAAATATACTTTTATAATGATCACTATTAGTTTTACTTGGATCTAAAGTATCAAAGAATTTATATATCAATTCTTCTATTTCTTGTCTTTTCTTATTAGTCAATTCCATATATTAATCACCCTCTCATTATTTATTTGAAATATGGATTAAAAGTACAAAATACATCAATACTGATTTGAAATAACTGTTTTTGGTTGCTATTCTAGATTTTCTTCGTCTATACGCAGTTGAATTGTTTTCTAACCAGTTTTCAATTATTTCTTTTTGCCTTAATATATTTTTGTCTTTTGTATTTGGCTTAGCAGCTACTGATTTATTAATAAAATTAATATCTCTAACATCCTTGTTCTTTGATTCTATAAAATATTGTGTTATAATTAATCTAATCAGTTCTTTTGCCTCGGATAAATTAATATTATCAGATATAATAGCTTCAATTATCTCTTTAAGCTCATCTGTTTTCACATTACTATCAGATGCCATTTTACATATTCTATAATCTACACCATTGCTAGATATATAAGACATTGTATTTTCTACTAATCTTTCTATCTTTAAAGAATCATTATCCGCTATATGATAATTATCTTCATCAAGACTATCTGAATTGTATGTGAAGTAATTATCTTTATTTGCATATACATCATAAAATACCTTTGCAATATTTACTGTAAATGAACGTATTCTATTATGCAATTGTTGTATTAAATATACAACATCTTCATCAGTAAAAGATTGTAATTTGTCATCATATGTGGTTAACCAAGTATTTGCAATACTTTTAACCGCACCGAATACGCTACCTTCTCTTTTAATATCGAATTTGTTAGTAAGTTTTTCATTTATAACATAATCCATTACATATCTATTTTTCTCAGGTGTTGCAATTTGATAAGAACCGTAGTGTATACTAGGATAAAACTTTCCTGAGAATGCTAAATATATCATTGCTAACTCAGTATTCTTTTTATCTTTCTTAATAAAGAAATACCTTACACAATTTAATAAAGCAACAGATACTGGATCTTTAGCAGCTCTTGGATTAAAATTCGCTATATTCCAATAATATGTTTTAGCAAGCTCTTTTTCTATATCAGATTCCTTTATATTGAGTGTTTTATAAAATTCATCAACATCATCTTTTAAAAATGGTATTCTACTACATGGAGCAGTATCAAATAATTCAGTTGAACGTTTTTCTATGAACCTAGCAATTAATTTTTTAAATTTTGTTGTATTCTTACTTAAACTAGAAGATATAATAGGGTATATACCTTTTAGTATAGCTTGTTCTTCACTCATAATATACCTCCTTATAATTTATTATTGATATGTTTGTAATAAAAAATAATAGAGAAAAAATAAACCAGTATTTAAGTTATAAATACTGGTCTACTGAAGGTAAATAGACGCAAGCTTTTGCATATAAATTATTGATGATATTACATTATCATCATGTGAGAATTCTTTTAATAAGAATTTGTTTTCCTTACCAAGAACCTTTATTTTGTAATGGTTTTTGTATATGTCTATTTGAATATTTTTATTTTCCCCTACAACAACACTTATATAATTTGCATGTTTTTCAAAGTTGCGATATATATTTAAACCTTCTAAAGTTTTTATTGTTTTTACCATATTAAAACACTCCTTTTAAGTTAATAATATTTTGTATATTCATGATTATAATATATAATTGAAATTTTAAGCTTTTACAAAATGCCGATTAAACATATAAATAATAATTTTAATCATGGAGGTTATAATATATGGGAATATACAATGCACCAAACCTGATACAAGAAGTGTATTTTGGAAAAACAAACGGTATAAATGAATTACAAAAACAATTTTCAAAATTTAGAGGTAAATTTATAAATAGTACTTTTAAATTTAGCACTAAGATAAATATAGATCCAGATTTACTTAAATTTAATAGAATGATTGAGAATGAATTTGGATTTAAAACATTTAGTCTATATATAATTAATAATATATATTATAATGCATATACAATTCCAATAGGATTAACTCCAGGAAAAAGTATGACTGCATCAGAAACTGGATTTAAATTTAAAGGTAATAGATATACAACAATGGTATGTATGTCAACTGGAATATTATTAGATAAGAAATTTACTGATGAAGAATTATTTGCAATTTTATTACATGAGATAGGACATAACTTTTCTCAAAATATAGATAAACATACTTCTATATTCTTTACAATACAGTATGTAGTAAGTTTAATCCATACAATAGAACAAATACTACTTATGGTGCTTGTTCCTTTTGCATTTGCAGAAAAATTAATTGAAAGTATTTTTACCTTACCAGCACTAAATAGAATATTTATATCATTTGGAGAAAAGTATAGAAAGAAACAAAAAAATGCTACAAGAGTATTTGATTTTTTAAGTGGAGCAATAAATGCAATAATAACAGTATTTGAAGAATTAAATATAGGTAAATCATTTTATATATTATTATTTTCAAGTATATCTGAGATTAAACTTATTGAGGATTATTTGCTTAATAAAATAAAAAATATAACCCCTATGGCTATATTAAATACAATATTAGGATATAATGGAGAAAGAATATCAGATAATTTCGCAACAGTATACGGATACGGATCAGAATTATCTACCGCTTTACAAAAGATGGAATATTCTAATGATGGCAGTATTGTAAAAACCGCTGCAGAAAAAGTTCCTGTAATAAATAATATGTATAAATTAATGATTTTGCCGATGGAAATAATAGCAACAGGATTTGATGTTCATCCAAATACTCCAGCAAGAGTAAATCAACAATTAATATATCTAGAAAAAGAACTACAGAAAACTGATTTAGACCCTATAGTAAAAGAAGATATTATTAATGATATAAAGAAATTAAAACAAGGATTAAAAAATAATATGTTTAGTCCACGCCAAAAAAAAGTAAAAAATAAAATAAAAGATCCATATTTGATACCAAAAGTTTATTCTACTATAATGTATAAGATAGCTGGTGGGGATGTTAGAGAATTATTATATACTATTGATAATCATCAACAGTTTGAAGATGCTTATGAAAAATACAAAAAATAAGAGAGTGGAAACCCACTCTCTTATTATATTTTTTGTCCCACATATTTTTGAAGTTCTCTATCTAATATTAATACGTCATTAGTAGACATATATCTCTTAATCATACAATTATTAGTGCACATTTTTATACTATTTATAGTACGAGTTTTATCATATATAATAAAAGCAACCGATACATCAGCACGTATTTTTATCAAACCAGAACTCATAACAAATGTTAATGGAGTTGCTGAAGGCTTCATATATTTTTGTATTTCATCTTTAATAGCATTTAAATTTTGAAATAGTTCCATATTAATTCCCCCTTGGTTTTGTTAAGAAAATGGTATAGAGTTGATTTATACCATTTTCTTTATATAAGATTTTATAACTATCTCCCTTCCAGGAGTCATCTTATTTCCAGCACTTATACTGCTACCGTTTTGTATTTCTGTTACTGGTATATCGTAGCTTCCATTTGTAGTTATAATTCTAAGTATATCCGTATCGTTTACTCCAAATATTGATTGAATTTCATCATCTTTACCTAACTTAATTACCTTAGATCCTGATTTACCTCTAACTGATAAAGGTAAAGCTGCAACATCAAATTTATTTACTCTACCTGACTTGGTGACTACTACAACATGTGTAGTGGATGATTTTATTAATGATAATCCATCAACAAAATCTGTAGTCATAGCTCTTGAACCTTTAGTATTTCTCTTTTGATGTGGAACTTCTGATATATTAAATCTCAATGCTTTAGATTTTGAATATACAATAATATCATGTCCATCTGGAACTATACATATATCTTTTACAAAATCAGTTTTATCAAGTTTAACATATAAAATTCCGCTTGGAGGTACTGATAAGAAATCCTCAATATCTAATCTCTTTATATTACCTTCATTGGTTAAAGTAACAATAAAGTGTTTTTTAAGTTTAGTTGAAACTTCTTTTAATTTAGGTTCATACATAACTGTAGCTATATTAGATGTAAGATTCTTTATAATTAATCTTATATCTACACCACTACTTGATCTATCTGATAATGGTATTCTATGAACTGGAAGTTTAAATACTTTTCCTTGCTCATCAAATAATAAGATATTTTCAGTATTTTCAACATTAATAATTGTTTTTACTGAATCGCCTTTTAAAGCACCTATTGGATCTGTTGGTGGAACTTTCTTTAAGAAGTTATTGTTTGTAACAATAATCTTAAATTCACCTTTTGGAATATCCGATACATCTTTTTCATTTATAACCTTACAAGTTCTAGGTTTACCATACTTTTGTTTGAAATGTAATAACTCCTCTTCAATTTCTCTTTCTATTACATCTTCATCAAGTATTTTATTCATATACTCATTTATTATTCCTTGTAATCTGTTGGATTCTTCAATATATTTATTTAAATATCCAACAGATAATTTTCTTATATCAGTATTAAGTACAAATTTAGCCTGCAAATCAGTAACTCCTAATTTTGATACAAGATATTCAATATTAGCATTATCATTTATTTCTTTTTGATTTCTAACCATATTGATAATATTATCAATCTCACCAGATTGCAATACTTTTATGTAAGTTTGCATTTCATGATACTTAGTTTGAACTTCTTGTAACTTATTAGCATACATTCTAAACTTTGTAATCTTTCTAAATTCTATAAAAGATTGCAAGTATGCTTTATATGACATTCTCATTGGATTGATACCATCTAATACTTCAAAGTTTATTCTACAAGTCTGCATTATAGAGGTTTTCTTGTAGATAACGTCTCTTACATAGTTAGCATCCGATCCTTTTCTTAATACTATGATATATTCCAATACATCTTTATTTGTTTTCTTATCTGTATAGGAATGATCTATTAAATCAACTATTTGAACTAGCTCTTTATTTTGTATCATCTTATTGATAGATGATATTATTGTATCTAAGAATGTCTGATCCGGTAAAGATCTTATTACTAATGCAGGATGCTTATTAAATTCTATTATGTCGATAATACCTCTAATCTTATAGGTACCTTGACCTTTATTACAAATTGCTTTCCAATTAGTATCAAAGATTTCACAAGGCATACAATGATCTGGTATCAAAACTACCTGTGCATCTGGATCATGCATTAACTTTATTGTAGCATCTATAACCTCGTTTAAATTATGGCTTGGGATTTCTGTTCTTAACCCATAACCTATACCAAAAGCACCATTGATCAATAGTAGTGGAACAGCTACTGGTAAAAATTCTGGTTCTAGATGTTGACCATCATAAGTTGGTATCCAGTCAACTACACTTTTTGTATCTTTCATTTCAGCTATAACACAATCTAATGCAAATTGAGATAATTTTATCTCTGTATATCTTTGTGCAGATGCGTTATCGCCTTGAGGATTACCAAAATTACCTTGATTATCTATAAGAGGATACTTGATTTGAAACCAATTTGTTAAAGGCTTGATAGAATCATAAATTGCTACATCACCATGAGGATGATTTATTTTCATTATTGAACCTACAACTGATGCTGATTTTACTGTTCGATTAATACATCTTTCATGATTATACATAACATCTAAAATTCTTCTATGAATTGTCTTTAATCCATCTTTTCTATCAGGAACCATTCTTCTTCTATTTACAAATAAAGCATATTCGATTCCATCTTTTTTATATTGGTCTAAAACATTATTTTCTATTATATTGCTCATTTGTACCACCATCCCTTAAAGTGTCTTTACTTCATAGTTATATATAGGGTAAAGATTAATATCTTTACCCTATAATATCTATTCTTGATGCTTTTACATCTTTAATTAAATCAAATTTATTGGACTCTAAATATCTTATAGCATCTATTTCTTTTATAGCATCTTCTAATGTATATCTAATTAGAGTCCTATTTGAATCTGGATGTAATGTTGACTCTGCTAATTGAAGACTATTCATTTCACCAAGACCTTTATATCTTACAACATCTGGACTATTTGATTCAAATGTTTTCATTAATTTGTATAATGCAACTAGTTCATTATTTAAGTAATAATACTTATAAGCATTATTATTAAGAATTTCTAATACATCATTTAGGTCTGATATGAATTGTTCATTAATAAATACTGTTTGATATTTATCATTTATCAACCCATTTATAACTACAGTATTATTTCTGGTTTCAATATTTATGAATCTAAATGTTTTTCTAATTGCATCTTCCATAGCAGATTTATCATTTAGATTTAAGCATATTAATTCCAATAAATATGGATTTATTGCATATCTATTTGCTATCCTTTCTAATTCATAAGTATAATCAACGTTTCTATATAACAAATCCATTAGTTCTAAATTTGTTAATTCTTTACCTTTATGAGAAAGTATCTTATTATTCTTTAAGAATATTTCTTGTGTATACTTTACAAAATCTAATCTATTAGTAAAGTATATATACTTTCCATTTTTCTTTGCACCATAAAGTGGTGGAACTGCTCTATAAACTCTTCCATCTTCTATCATTGGTCTCATATATAATAAGAACAATTTTAATAGAAGATTATTAATATGACATCCATCTTTATCAGCATCTGCCATGAATATTATTTTTTCCCATTTAACCTTAGTTATATCAAAAGATTTACCATATCCACCGCCGACTATTGAAATGATACCTGCAACTTCTTCGTTATTCAAAAAGTCCTTTGTAGCCATAGTAAAAGCATTAGCAATTTTTCCTCTAATAGGAAATAGTCCTTGTCTTATTTTGCATCTACTATTTCTTGCTGAACCTAACGCAGAGTCGCCCTCACATATGATTAATTCTAAATGTTCTTTTCCACTTGGCTTTATATATTTTGCTGGAAGTCCATCTAGAATTGATGCCTTATATTTATTAGAAAGTTTTATCTTATCCCCTTCTGATTTTAATCTTAACTCTGCTACGTCCTTCAGATATTTACATATCTTTTGTAAATCTGCAGGGTTATCCTTTGACCATTGTTCTAATGATGATAAAGTCAAATCTCGTACAAATGGATATAAATCACCGTTATCTAACTCATCTTTGTCCTGTCCTATAAACTGCGGAGCAATGTGAGCAGCAGATACGGCTGCTTTTAATCCTGTTTTGACGTCACTATCGATTACAGTTATTTTCTTCTTGCTCTTAGTATTAGCAAGATAAATTTTGTTCATGTAATCTCTAAAGAATTTACTTACACCATCTAAGAACCCTCTCATATGAGTGCCTTTAGAAGTGTAGCAGAAGTTACCAAATCCCATAATGGATTCTGGTCCTAAATCTTGAGAATCATATGTGAAAGCAATATCAACTTTCATCTCTCCTGTATCGTAAGAATACATAATAGGTTTTATTAATGGATTTACTGTCATTCTAATGATATAAGTTAATATACCATCTTCATTTACAAATTTATATGTAATCTTTTTATTATTTATATCTAAACCTTCAAAATTAAATACTGATCCAATTGGAGTTAGAGGTCCAAGTAATTCTATTAATTCTATTATATCTTTACATGTTACTGATATTGGACCCATTACATCAAAACTCGGTTGGAAAGATACTTTAGTACCTTGCTTTCCTTTATTTTCTATAACTTGTACACCTTTGTCAGAAGGATAGCCTTCATTAAATTCTACTTTTCTGGCTTCTCCTAATATATAAGATTCAACAGTAAACCAAGAACTAAGTGCATTTGTTAACTTAGCACCAACACCGTTCCAACCTGCAGAATAATCTCCTTTACCTTTAGTATAATTTGATGATGTATGTTGAGTAAAGAATATGTCTATCATTTTATCGAAAGGTATGCCTCTACCATTATCTTCAACACTAGCTATAATTGATCCTTCTTCAAAATATACATAAACTTGATTACAAGGTGATTTTCCAATAGCACCTCTCATAAGTTCATCAAAAGCATTTTGCCATACTTCTCTAAACATTCCAAGGTATCCTCTATTACCAATACCTGTTAAGTACATACCTGGACGAGATCTTACTGCTGTTATAAAATCTTTTAATGTTGTTATTTCTTCAGAATAATTTTTAATACTTTCTAGTATATTCTTGTCTTTAATTTCAGACATTTAAATCAGTCCTTTCTGTATCAAAACTAATTACTTCAGTTTCCTACTATAATGTTGTGAGATATCTGAAATTTTATTTTGTGCTTATTTTATAAAAAATTTTTTAAAGTATGTAATATATTATTTTAAAAACAATTAAGAGTGTGAGAAATTATATTCTCACACTCTTGCTGATGTTTAAAGATTAAACATCTTTGTTGTTTGAACTGTTTGGTTCTGATTTGTTGATTGAGTAGAACTCTGAGCTTGTTCAGTAGATTGAGTAGGTTGAGCTGGCTGCTGTGCAGGTGTTGCTGGAGTATATTCGCCACTTACAAATGGATTAACTCCAAAACCTGCTGGCTGTGGTTGGTACATTGGTGCACCCATTCCCATACCTGTATTCATCATTGTTGGATTTATTCCCATTCCCATACCCATGCTTGGACCAGTAATTGCATTTAGCATATTAAATCCATACATGTTTCCACCTTGCTGATATGGATTTCCTTGTTCATACTTTCTGAAGTTATGAAGAGCTAATTCAAAGAACTTTGGAACTTTTTCAAGAAGTGGAATCATCTTGAAGTATTCTGTTACATAGCTCTCTGGAATATCAAGATAGTATGTTTTAATGGATTGTAATATATCCAAGAACATATTAGTTACTTCCTGAACCTGTGCGATTTCCCAATCTACTAACTTAAATTTAGCACCACATACTGAGCATGTTACTGTACCATCACCATTATCTAACACTGCGATTTTACCATTATCTTTATGGGTACATAGAGATCTTGTAATTTCAATTGGGTCTACCTGCAAACTAAACTGTGTACTAGTAGTTCTTAACTGCTTAATTTGTTCTGGAGTTAAAACCTGAGTCATTTTAGCTGTAGGCATCTGATTGTATTGCATTCCTGCCTGTGGATAGAATCCGAAATTTTGATTGAATCGATTGAACATAATAATATTCCTCCTCAAAAATTAAAATTATTTTTATTATAATATTTTTTCTTTGTCACCTTAATAATATATAATTATTTTTTTGTTTGCTCTATCATTTTATAACACCTAAATTATCATAAGAACTTAGAATTTCTGTGATAACGGTGTCATTAACTGCTCCTTCAGCTTTTAGATTATTAAGCAATGTTTCTAACTCAGCTCTAGAAACATTTGCACTAAAATATTGTATAACATCATATTCTAAAACATCTACATTCATTCTCTTTTGAGATTGATTGTAATGTGAATTGTTAGGTCTAAATGCATACAATAATTCATTTTTATCGTCCCATACTATTTTATTATGAACTGCAGTTGTATCAAATAACAGTGCATTATCTGTAAATAGTTGGATACCGGCATTTTTAAATATCTTGTCTCTTAACAAAACAACACTTTCTTTTAACATTTACTAAACCCCCTTTACATTTTAAATATTGAATCTATACTGAGATAATTTATTAGCCATTATATACAAATGACTAACATCTTTATCTACTTTTATGTTATTAAGTTCTTGAAGAATTATTGAATAAGCTTCAAAGCATCTCTTATGATAATCTAATACTGAAACAACATCAGCACTACTAATACCACTTCTAATCAAACACTCAACACCTCTATATGATACTGAGTACAATAAGTATTTTGCTCTAGCTGATTCTATACATGGTTCTAAGAACTGATTAAAAGTAAAATAATGTCCATATTTATCTAGATTTATTTTACCTTTTGCAATACCTCTAAATATATTGATAGAAGCATTTTGTATATCTCTAGCGTTAATATAATCTAGAAAATTTTCTCCATATCTATCGATATTTTGTGTAAAGAAATTATTTTCCTTAGCCATTCTATTACCCCCTTAAATATCCTCTACATCATCTATATCTCCATAATTATAGTCTTCTATATCAAAGTTATCTTCTAGGAGTGTAGATATATGTTTCATAAATTCATAGACTGATATCATTCCCTCTAATGTTACACCTTCAACAAGTACTTTAGATTCATGTATATCAATACTATCTATTACACCTTTTATAAAATTATATACACGAGTTCTACCTTTAATGAACTCAAATGATTTAATATCCTCTTCACCATCTTCTGCAGATGCCACATATAATAATAAATATTGTCTTTCTTCTGGACTTTTTTCTTGCTTAGGAGCTTCTTCTGGTTCTCCTATGATTAATTTTTCAGATAGAAGTTTTTCTATCTTTTCACTTTTCTCATTTTCACCTAAGAACGTTAACACTTTTTTAGGCATCTAAATCATCCTTTCATATTATAATCAAAAATCAAAATTATTATAAACTTTACACAAATATAATATATGATTATTTATATTTTTAATCTAATGTTATCTATCATATATTATTATATAAATAATAAGATTGATGTACTATACCATCAATCCTATTATTTTAATAGTTACATTTGTAAAAATTAATTAGTAATATTTCTTTCGTTTTATTACATATATCATTGCATTACTAAATCTAGTAATTGCAGTGTAATCTAGATTCTTTTGTATATCCCTACTTAGATATTCTCTGATATATATACCATTATAAAACTGACTACCTTGACTAGAATGTGTAGTTATAGCATATGCAAACTCAAATTTATTTCCAGGTGAATATTTATCATTTTTTAAATATTGTCTCTTATCATGTGGTGCTATAAGATAATTATAATCACATTTTAGTTTAGAAAAATACGTATTCAAAATATCTGGTTTAAAATCTATAGTAAAAGACTTTCCATCAAATCCATCTATACTAGGGGAATTTATAACGGTTCCTACTAATCCATTAGTTAGATTTATACCATCAACTTCACATTTCCAATTATTCTTTTTACATATTAATTTTTCACCAAAAGTTGGTAATTCACCTTTTTTATTAAGTATATTATGTCTAACATTTTTATTTATTAAATCTCTAGTATAATTTTTACCACAAATAATAATATCAGACATTTTGATCATCTCATCAGTTAATTCATCTTCATATATAACCAAACAGTCACCATAATATCCAGGATGTATAGGATATCCATCCAAAGCTCTTTCTGCTAGCCATAATATAGCAGAATCTTTTGCCTGTCTCATAGGTTCTATTAACATATGTATTTTTCCTGATACGAGATAAGCAGGATCATCTCCTACTGGCGGTAATTGCGATAAATCTCCACATACTATTATTTTTATACCTCTAGACTCTATCTCTGATTTAAGATATTTAGGGCAGGTTCCACCTTCATCTATAATTATTAAATCAATATTATCTAAAGGTTTAGGTTCAAAACGAAGTTCCATAATAGGTCTATTTAGATAATTATCTTTAAC